AATACCTTGTGCGGCTGCTATTTCGCGGATCGACAGAACGCCGGCCCGGTAGTCGGCTTCAATGCGCTCCCAGTCCGGCGCGGCTTTCTTTTCCTGCGCCATTTCTAAACCTTGAGTGATTTATTTCTTGTGGCTCGCGTGGCTTTGGAGGAACTTCCTCAAGAACCCATCATTTCCGCTGCGGAGCGCTCATAGAACCTGCCGCCAATCATGGCGTGATCCCGCAACTCCACATACTCAAACTGAGTGTGCTTCTTCTGCGTGTCCACATGGCACAGCATGAAGCCCAGCGCCCACTTCTCGCCGGCACAGTAAGTCGCAGCGCGAGCGTGACCGCATCCAAGCTGGTGCCATTCGCTCGAGCCGAACTGCGGCGAGTAGAACGGCCACACGATATGCTTGTGGTGATGCCCATTGAAACCCGGCACGCCCATGTTCCGGCCTTCCGGGAAGTGATGCGCCATCAGGCAGTCATACATGACGAGGTAGTTCTTCGCCAGTTCCTGCTTCATGTCGCGCTCACTGAACGCGGCGAGGTCCATCCGGGCGATGTAGTTCACCTGGTAGGCGTCAAGGCCTAGCAGTTTCGGCACCGTGAAGCCGTGCAAGTCAGACAGCACAACCTTAAGCGCAGGCGTTGCCTCGCCGAGGTGGCGAATCAGGCGCGCTTCGTGATTGCCTTCGATGTAGATGATTTCCGTCTCCGGGCAAGCCGTGCGGATATCTTCAAGGAAGGCATGCAGCCACTTGATGCGGCCGATCACATCCCACTCGCGCGGGTCGACGCCGTACTTGCCGAACTCGGGCAGGTCCAACGCGTCACCGTTAATGACAACCTTCTCAGGCTGTACGCGCTTTGCCGTATCGATGAAACAGCGACGCCAGAACGGATCGCACTCGATGTCGTGAATGTCCGACGCGACCAGAACAGTCTGGAAGCGCTTCGAGCTGGGGCGCAGATAGGCATCTTCCCAGCCCGACTTCTCGACGTTCATACGGCGTTGCACATCCTTACTGGCGTGCTTCGCAATCGCGCGTTCGAGACCGTGCGCGTGGCGCGACAGAACAATGCCGGCCTGTCGCTTGAACTCGTGGAACGTGCCGAAGTGCCTATTCCATGTGGACTCGGAGATTTCCGAATGCACGCGGAAGTAGTTTCGCGAGATAACCTTGTCTTCGTCGATCCGGGCGATGCGCTGGAGTTCGGCAATGCATCGCTCAGCCGTCCACTCCTGATACTTTCGCTCGTTTTCGGACAGCGGCACAGCGCCGCGGAGCCGGCCGCGCAGCGTGCTCTCGGGCATCCCAATTGCCTTGGCTGCGGCATTGACGCTTCCGTGGATCTTCACGGCTTTCAGCAAGTCGCTTGTGTCCATGGAGTTCCAAAATAAAAAGAGCCGCGCGAGGCGGCTTCGAATCTGCCAGGGGAAGCAGAAGAGGAGACAACGATGAAAGGTTGAGGGAGTCCGCAAGCGTCTGCTACCCGCGCTTCTGTTCTGCGGGGATCACCTTATAGCGGCGGCGCAATCTAGTGAGCCACATCACATGCGGCAATGTCCTCTACCCTGAGCTAGGCGTTGGCCAGTTCTGGGAAATATCGCTCTGCGGACATCAATGGTCGATTGCGGCTGTCGGCCCTCACAACTAGCGATTGCACCGGGGGCTCGAACCCCGTCGCCCACCGTATTGGCTGCATCGCCACGGTTAGACTTTAGATGCGTCAAGCGGGCCCACCGCTTTGAACAATCGCCAGGTGTGAAGGCGCTGGCTTCGAACCAGCTTGCCGGCCTGCGTACCGGAGCTTTCCTCGTTGAGAGCGGCCCGCGCTAATCTCGGGCTTGTTCAGCATCCATGCGCTCACCCTCACGACTGCGCTCTCTGTCGGCCGACTGAAGCCACCGCTGGCGCGCAGAAGCATGAGAACGCATTCATGAAGGCCCGCACCGAAACGCACCGAGTACCACTCAGGCGTGCGCCCGGATCGGGTTTAGTAATCTGTAGCAGAAGGGCGACAAGATCGCCCATTCTCGTACCCGAGCGTAGCCCAACGAGTACAAAACAATTGTTTTTCGTCCCTGCCGTACCCGATCAGGAACGGCGCTTTATGCAGCCATACCGCTCACATATAAGCGTTAGGCACCCCAGCGTTCCGTGACAAGCTGCCGGGCCAACCGGCTGAACGCTGGGGCAGAGATCAATCCTCGTCACCCTCAATCGAATCAACTAGGTCTGTCAGCGCTTTGGCTGCGCCGAGGTTCCAGGTGGCGCAGAGCAACAACCATGCAGTCCATGGATTCACTTTTGCAGACTCCGCAGCGCATCAAGGCGCGCAACAAGCGATGCCAGCAGAGCCGAATCCAGATTGCGGATCCGCTCGATGTCGGCTTCGATGCTGTTGATCAACTCTTGTGCGCTCATATCGAATTCTTGCCGGCGTCAATCTGCCAGCTCGACCCTCTTTGCAGAGGGAGTGGGGCACGGGACGGCCGACACTGCACCGGCCCCAGCGGGGATCGTGAATAGGGATTCTGCGGCTCTGCGCGCCTTGCTCCACTCGTCGCTCGACTTTCGTTTGAGCGTCAGAGTGGGGCGCTTCACTACTTGCTCAGCGCGTTGTTCTTGCCGTTTCGCGCGCGCCTGGTTCGCTTCATAGACGGCTTCTGGATTCCCGTACATATAGGATTCGAGAGCGGTTGAGCGAGTCATAGCGAGCAAATGAAAAAGCCCCGCATCGCAGGGCTTGTTTCGGCTAAGCACAGTAACTCAGCCTTTCCGAAATCATATGGAAACTAGCCCTTTTACTCAACCGCTGTTTTATCAACTTTTTGGTTTAGTATCGACTGATGCGGCACCGCGTCTGCAATGGCACTCTCCAGCATCTTCCGGATGACCTCAGCAGTGACGACCTCGCGGATCCGACTGGCGTTGTCACCCAGCACAAAGTCGTTGGGCAAATAATGTGCATGCCAAGTGGTGATGTCTTTGAATGCCATAGCGCACTCCGTTACTCGGCTGGCGTGAAGTCCACGTAGAACTTGTCGCCATACTTGAACTTGCCAAACAGCGCCGGGTTCTGGATGGTGATATCAAGCGACGCACAAGGAGTCCAGCGGGAGAACGTATTGTCTTCGTCGCCCGTACCGTCTTCGTTGTACGTTCGGTTCGGACCGACAGCGGCCAGTCGCAACTGTTCGCTGATCGTAACGCCATTTCCGGCGCTATCCGTTCCGCTATTCACGTTCACGCTCTGCACCAACATCTTTGCTCGCATCATGGGAATGTCCTTCATCATCTGTGAGTAAATTTCCGGACTGCAAGCAAAAACGCCGCCTTCCGGCTCTTCCATATCGGCAATGCGCCGATAGAATTCTTTAGATAACTTGATCTTCATGCGCCCGCCAGCATCCGGTGATAAGCCCGGTGCGCATTTGTACGGAACGTCTTGACCATCTTGTGCATGCCCTGCTCAGTGACTTCGAGTTCATCAGCCAGCAACTTGAGCGGGCGAACGCGGTGCAGGTAGTAGCAGTAGAACGCCAGCTTCGGGCGACCCTCGGGCATTCCCAACAGAGCGAGATTGAAGTAGCTCGCGCTCGCGCTCAACTCTGCGTCTGGCGGCTCGCCTCCAGGAAGATTCTGCAATCGAACCAGAAGATTCTGCGGGACCGGCGGAGCCCAGATGCGTCGCGATCGATGCCACGATGCCCACTTCAGGCAAAACTCGTGGATGTGCTTATCCTCGCTCTGCGCTATGACTTTGCCTTCGGTGACCACGTCCATATGAACCCCGCAACACGATATATAGGTAGAGAGACCGAAACCGACACAACCAATAGCGCTATTATACCATTGCAACGTTTCGCACTACAAATGAAAAGCGTTGTCAATCACCTATTTTGCGATCATTCTTCGTGCCCAGTGATGCCCATGAACTGATACCGAATCCGATCGTCGTCTTCCCGCATCCTCTCCAGTTCCTGCATTCCCTCCTTTAGTTCGGAGTAGAGGTGGCGCTTTGGCTTGGGGCGACGCGCGTAATGCCATGCCATCATCAAGACCATGAACAGGCCCATCGAGATAGCGCCGAGTGCGAAGAAGCTGAGGGCGAGTAGGATGTTCACAGGGCTCTCCCGTTCGGCACGCACGACAAAGCAGGGGAGTTGCCGTTGTATCCCCCGTCTTTGACCAGAACGCAATGCGCGTATGTCGTCTCGAACTCTGTATAACCCTTGTCGCCGGCCTTTGTTTGATCGGAGCATCCGCCGATAACGAGCGGGATATACAGAGCGATGATGATTGCGTTCTTCATGCTTTCCTCCATGCGCGGGCGTTGTCCACGGCGCGAACGAGTTCATTGGCGACATCGGCAGCGTGCCTGTTGCGAATCAGGCGAACATGCGTCTGCCAGCGCTCCGCATCCTCTCGCAGCGCCCGCACCTCTGCGATAAGTGCAAGAATTGCGGCGGGGTTGGCGGCGGCGATGAAGGCGCTATTCTCAACATAGTCCGGCAGGCAACCGCCCTTGGTCACCGTGACCGCTACCAATGAGCCTCCGCTTTCCGGCTGAATGCTTCCGAACCCTCGGTCACACCACGGTCCCGGCGTCGCCGCCTTCGCCAGCCGCTCCAGCTCGTCTAGATTTGTCATGCTGCCTCCTGAATCGACAGCCGATACCGCTTCCCATCTTGTGTCACCTCGACGTATGGCAAACCGCGCACGCGCATGAACTCAACGATTCCATTGATCATCAGCCCAGTGATTTCGCGCTTGGTGGATGCGACGCTATTCTTCTGGATGCCGACAAACAATTCATGCGAGAGCGGGCTCACCCAAAAACTCAGGTTGTCTAGATTCATGCTACCTCCGTCATCATTGTGTTTTCTACCATTTGAATCCGCTCGCCCAGCCAACGCATCACGTTCACTGCCATGCTGTTGCCGAGTGCCTTGTATCGGTTGCCGTCGGCCCCCTGCTTGCCGCGATATACAACGTCCGTGTACGAGTCAGGAAATCCCTGCAAGCGCTCGCACTCCATCGGAGTAAGCCGCCGCACGGCATGTGTAATGACATGCAATTGACTTTGCTTCGCCATAGTCGGCGCCGGCCCCGGCTTCACTGTTGAACGGTTCTCGGAGCTCGTAATCTGCTGCAGGTCGAATGCAATTGGCACGAGCGGAGTACCTCTCCCGGTTCCGTCCTCGCTCGCGTCGAATCCTTCTCCGCGCAGAGAATGCGCAACGAGCAACGTTTCGGTCTCTGCATCGATGCGCTGGTTACTGGTCGTCAGTGCTCGCGCCACGTGCGGAATCAATCCTCCGTCGCACTCAAAGTCGGTCCCGAGTCCGCCACCGCCTTTAGTGCGCGCGCTAAGGGTAGGGGCAATTCCTTTCCCCGCTTCGCGGCGCGGCGCAGAATGCCCGAGCAGGCTTTCGCGCTCAAAAAGTACCGCTGCGGCACGTCGCCAGTCTCCAAGATATCCGACAACGAACACACGCCGACGTCGCTGAGGGACGGCGCGAGAATGTGATTCCACTCGGACGTATTGAGCGTCAAGAACGCGGTAGGCGAACCCATACCCGAGTTCTGCCAGCCCTCCGAGGAGGGTTCCAAAATCCCTTCCGCCGTTTGATGACAGGACACCGGGGACGTTTTCCCATACCAGCCAGCGGGGAGCGTAGCGCTCAGCAATGGCAAGATAGGTGAGCATGAGGTTGCCACGCGGGTCAGCCAGTCCCTTTCGTAGTCCGGCGACGCTGAAGCTTTGGCAGGGAGTTCCTCCGACGAGAAGATCGAGAGTTGCATCAGGCCATTCCTTGAATTTGGTCATGTCGCCCCGGTTCGGGACGGTGGGGTAGTGGTGGGCCAGCACTGCGGAAGGGAACGGCTCGATCTCACTCAGGAACTCGGCACGCCAGCCGAGCGGATGCCAGGCACAGCTCACCGCTTCGATGCCACTGCAAACGCTGCCGTACCTCATGCCGCCTCCAATTCTTGTTGTTCAACCAGTCCCATTTTTCTAGCTCGCACCAAAAACCACCGTGCGAACCCTTGGTCGAATGCGTCGAACTTCTCCTCGCGCGATGCCTTACCTTGATCGAGCCACTGATGACAAAGCATGCAGCCGGGTAGCGTTCGCTCGTGGCTCGCCTTCAGGCCCATCCCTTTTCCCGCGCTCAACCGGTTGTCATGGCACGGGACGACGGTCGGGTCGGCCCATTCGGTCCACGGGCACATGACGTTGAGGAAACACGGCTCCCCGCGGCATGCCGCCAGATACTTCGATCCCTCCGCTGCGGTCGCCCGCTTCGGCTTACTCTTGAGCCGCTTCCGCGCCTCCTGGTTGCGCTCGAATGTTTGGCGGTCGGGCAGGGCGAAGGGCTTGGGCTCTTTGCGTTTGAAGGCGGTTCGGGCCATAGGCTTTTTGCGGGTTAGGGTCATTTGGCAAACCATCCTAGCCAGAAGGCAGCGAACGTCGCGAAGTAGCAGATGGACGCCATGCCGCTGCGCATACGGCTACCGCAGTAGATCGGCCACACAAGCATTTGCAAGATGACCCATATGAGAAGGGAGGTGAATTTCACAGTGCCCTCGCTTCCGCGCGACGATTCGCTTCGATGGTCCGCCAGCATTCGATCTTTGCTTCGGCCGCCACGATCATCCAACGCAGCCGCTCCTCTTCTTCGGTCGCCACCTGAAGTGCCGCCAGAATCTCGACGTAGCCATCATCGGCATACGCTTCACGCTCCTGGATGGCCGCTGTCTTGTGCCCGCGGATCTCTGCCGCGCGCATCAGCAATGCCTTCTTGCTCTTGCGGAAGTTCTCGAGATAGACGCGCTGGGCCTTAGCTTGGGCGTAGGCGGGCGCTTGATCCCTGATGAAATCAAGTGCTTTAAAAATGTTGATTTCGCCTTCGTCGGTCACGACGCCTCCTCGGCAATTACTTCGTTGAAGAAGGGATGAAATTCCGCCTTCTTGTCAAGATACGCATTGATCGCCAACTTTTCATCAGGAAACAGCCCGATATAAATGTGTTTCCCATCGACCCTGATTTGAGCTTGCCACTTTCTGGTTTGCTTGTGAAAAGTTACGCCCTTGGCTGTTCGGTTCTGCCCGTTTTCACTAACCGTAGCGGGCCTAAGATTCGAAAATCTGTTGTCGGCTCGAATTCTGTTCTTATGGTCAATGTCCAATTCCGGAAACTCGCCTTCCATGTACATCCAGGCTAGCCGATGCTCGCGATATGTTTTTCCGTCGATGCCGATGTCACGATAACCATCCTTCTTGACAGATCCAGCGCGCTTTCCGGGTCCATTTCTCCCTTGCTTGACTCGCCAGGTGAAAATTCCGGTCAGCGGATCGTAGTGCAAGACCTCCCGCAGCCGCTCAAGCGTGATTGACATACTCCACCCCCATTTCCCGCAGCCAATTTTTTGCCCTCGACGCAAACTCCCTGGCGGCTTCTTCGCGCCCAACCTGCCGAGCCTCGTTCAGAAGCTGGGCCACTGCGTGATACTGCGTAAATTCAGCAAACGGGATATCGCGCTTGATCGTGCCGACCTCGAATGTCGCGGTGCCGCTGCTGTTTTCGGTGTTGCCTTTGAATTGGGAGCGGAAGGTCATTTACCCACCCCGACTGGATTGAGAACGGCAAAATCCCCGAAGTGTGCAATTGCAGCTTTGTTGTATGCGTGCGCCGCTTCGTCCTTGTCTTCGAAATATCCTAGGTGAAGCATCTTCTTATTGACCCCAATCCTCGCATTCCATTTTTCGAGATTCTTGCTCCACACGACTCCTTTGCGCCCAGAGACATTCCCAGCCCGCACGGGGATGTTGAACATGTTTTGGCTATAGGTTGCGTTTCGCAGATTGCTCCATCGGTTGTTTGCGCGGTTGCGGTCCGCGTGTTCCGCCATATGCGCAGGGAATTTTCCTTCCATATAGAGAAAGGCAAGCCGGTTCGCGCGATACTCGCCACCATCGATACCGATAATGATGTAGCCATAGTCTGCGTGAACCCGACCCGCGACGTCGCCCGCCTTCATCGGCCCACGACGATTGACGCGCCATGTGAAAACGCCGGTTTCAGGGTCGTAATGCAGCAGTTCTCGCAAGCGCTCTGCGGTCAGAATTGCTTTTCTGCGTGTCATGCTGTCGCCTCATTCATTTCGTCTTTTAGTGCGTCAAAGGCGCGAAGGTGAAGATCGAGAATCGAGCCGTCGTTAATCAAGCCGCGCATGTCGGCATAGTGATCTGCGAGTGCACCTTCGGAACGATGGCCAGGAATCGAAGATCCCGCGTGATCAGGCCGATAGACGTGCCAAAGCACGCCCCCCATCTTTTGCACCGCGCGCATCTCGTTCTCGAAGCGCACGTCGTCGACCACAACCACATGCCCTGAATTGATGCGTGCGGCCGCCTCTTCCTGCCACAGCCCGGCCCAGAAGTCATCGCCAATCAAGTCGCGACCCCATTCCGTGCCCAAGGTGACCATCGCGTGACGAGGCGTCTTGCCGCACAGCAGATCGCAAGGCACTTCCTTGCGTGAGCCTTCGATCTCTTCGTCATCGAGTCCAATCGCGCGCAGCATGGTCTTCAGCGGGCCGGCGAACTTGACTAGCTTGTAGTTGTGGACTTCCTGAAGGTATTCAGCCACCGTCGATTTTCCGGCGCCTGCGTTGCCCACCAGGGCGATGATTTGCGGAAGGTCTTTCATGCTTCCTCCGGAATAAGATCGGCCAGGTGGTAAATCTCCAGTCCCAGCTTGTCGGCAGCCAGGCGCTCGATCTTGGCGCCAAACGAATTCGTCCAGCCCGGCAACAAACAGATTGCCGTGCAGCCGTCCATCGCCTTCAAATCGGCGGCAATGCAATCGAGCCACTTGGCTTCGGGGTCGGGGTTGATCTCGACCGGGTTGACCACCTCCCATCGTTGATTGCGCAGCCGCACAGCTGTCCGGTTGAATAACGGGAAGTTGAGTCGGTCGATTCCGCTCATGGGCCCGCTGATGTAGATGCGCTTCACTCTGTTTCCTCCTTCTCTTCCTTCGTAGTGGTGTGGGCGAGAGCGCGACGCTGGATCTCGAGCGCGAAGCGAATCAGCTTGTCCATGCTGCCGGCGTGAATGCCGTGGGCGTTGGCGAACTCGTAAAGAGCGGTGGGTCGGTCGAAGCCGAGTAGGTCGGTCATGCTGTTTCTCCGAAGAGGGCGGTTTGCTCGGCGGCAGGTTGCGCCGGTTCGAATAGCGTCGTCTGGCGTTGGGCGTCTTCGATGCGGCGGCAGGCGACTTCGAAGTACTTCGGCTCGCGTTCGATGCCGATGAATTTGCGGCCGAGGCGAACCGCAGCGACGCCTGTCGTTCCCGATCCCATGAATGGGTCTAGGATCGTCTCAGGCATACCAGCCTGCTCGATGCACCATGCCATTAGAGAAACTGGCTTTTGAGTGGGATGGAAAGATGCACCTCGCCAAACTCCGACGTCTTGTCCTATTTCGCATCTATTTATGGTGGCGATGCGAAGCGCTCCAGGAACGTTGGTCCAGGCAATTTCTCCATCGGATTGATTGATTCTTTGTCCTTTATCCCAAACAAGCCATTTACCGCCCCTTGGAAGCAAATCCGAAAGATGATCCCCGCCCCAAATCATGGAGATCCCGGTCTTCTCAAGAATCATCGACATCAATCCTCCGCAGGGACGCTCATAGTCCCAACCCATATCTTCGTGGTATGTCCGGCTGTTTTTTCGTCCTCTCTTCAACGAATTCATACCGGCTTGACCACTCCGGTTTATCCCATACGGCGGATCAGTAATCACCGCATCCACGCTCGGCAGCGTCGGCAGGATCTCGCGGCAGTCGCCAAGGTACAGCGTCGCGTCGCCGACAGTCACGATATCGCGCACGTGCGCGGGCGTAGTGGCGTTCATGCTGGCTCCTTGATGTCGTCAGTCACTTCGTCGTTGACAGGGACGCCGCTGATAGGGCGGAGATAGCGATCCTCAACCGCGAACTCTGTTGTCGTGATGTTTCTGTTCGTCCGCTCGGTCGTGCAATCAATGGGAGATCGCGATTGACAAAACCATGCCGGTACACCGTTTGCACTCAACCCCGCCGAAGTCAGCACTTCGACGATCACGCCCTCGTCGACGCAATCCGCCGAGAGGTAAGCCAGATCACCCCGTTTGCAGTTCATTCCCCACCCCCTTGTTCTATCTCGCGATCGCTCATGCGGCACACTCCAACTCATCTGCAAATTCGTCGTGTTTCGAGTCGGTCAGGTGGATATAAACCCGACCCGTATTACCCTTTGGCGCCTCGACAAGACCGAGAGCGGCGGCGAAGGGGTTCTTCATTGCTGCGCCGGTTTTCCTGATCCGTCGACGCACTTTGAACAACTTTCCTTTTTCAGCGAGTG